GCTACCTCAATCATCTGCAATCTTCTCATCTCATACATCTCACGTCCATATTGCCACCACTCACGCAAGGCACCATCAATATTCATGGCACTTTGATCTTCAAGAGAAACGGCTTTGGAACGCAAAACAGTGTGAAGTGATTTAAAAATCGATGCTTCATCCAATACACCATGGATCAAGCCGGTTTCCTCATTGTAGACATTGTGTCTCTTGAGAAAATCAGCATCCGTATCAGACATATAAGGGGTCGGTTCAGACTCCTTATCGGGCATAGTAAAAACCATATCACGCTCCTTCAAAAAATGAGCATATGAAATATGATTAAACCAATCATGCCCTCTACGGACTGATCCCTTAACGTCATCACCATAGGTCATGACAGCAACGTTGGTACGGAAAGGTTCTGGATTGCCAAAATCAGCAGGATACATCTTGTAGTATGCACTTCTCAACAAAAGAGAGTTCACAATACAATTGATGTAAACTGTCAAATTCTGTCCAGATGGGTTAGATCCTCGATGAATGATAATGTCTCCATTATAAGCCACGCATGAGAAAGCAATCTCAGTTGCAATACCACGCATGATCGTTAAATCATCCGAGGAATATTCACCACATCTTTCGGCAATATCCAAAAGACACTTGAAGGCAGCGATAATCATACCGGCTGGCATACGCAAATCATATTTGCTATAGTCGCCAGCAAGAATACGATTTTCACCAAATTTCTTCATGTGTCGTGCCAATTGATCCCATTCAGGACCTTGAGCATTAACTCCAACGGCACACTCAGATACAAGTGGAAACAAAGACAACAGTCGGGCAATCGGCAAATAATACTTACGTACCATTAATTGCGTAGCCCAATCAGCTGCCTGAAAAACTCTCACCTTATCCTTTCCAATTTTTGTCGGCTCATCTTTAACACAAGCCTTGAAAATTGAATAACAGCGCCTGCCTGCAAGCAGTTCAGAACACATTTTTCCACATTCTTGAGTAATGAGTTCATCACATTTAGCAGGACAAGCATGCTCAGGATAATCCTCAGGATCCAAAAGAGTGATCATATCACTTTTGGGCCCTGAAAGAGGGAAACCCTTGGAAGTAGATTTGCACATAGCATCAATGAAACGTGCACCATCTCTTCCACAAAGAGTTTCCATCTCAGAGAGAGGCTTGAGTTCTTTCTTGACCATATCGGCAAATTCAGGACGCTCGAAAGTTTCAATAATACCTTCGACATAGTCCATCACAGCTCTATCAATCAAAGAAGGTTCAACACCTGCGCCAGGATTTGCTGAATACTCCAAAGAAGCTTGCCACATCTTCCAACGATGGAAGGCAGGAGGACCGTGCTTATTAGGCACGCCAGTAACCTCCTCAACGACTTCAGAAATTGGAGTAGTAACAACATTACTCTTAGTGTGACTGGCACGTTGATTATTTTGTCCCAAATATTCAACGTTACTTCCCACAGGCAAATAATTAATGGGGGAATTCCTATGAACGTCGCGAGAAACAATTACTTGTTTATCGTAACGTGTAGTAGGAAACGTCCCATTAACATGACTTGGGAAAGCACCCTTCCACGCAGTGCGAGCTTTAATCATAGCGGCAGCAATCTCTGACTGAGAAACAGTCAGAGCTTTACCACTAGGAGTTCCGGTAATACCACGCAAATGGAAGCCAGCAATACACGATTTCTGAAACTTTCCAACTACAGTTGCCATACACATACCAGTAAAGGTATTATATGGCGCTTTGTATTGGAAACCGGGACCACCAGCTTCAGAATCACGTGTAGGAGTAATCCTCATGAGATCACGTTTCAATTCTCCATCAGCATTCCTATACAATAACTCACCAGTTCCTGTAACTGAAACAACGCCTGGGAAAAGATGAGTAATATCAGAATGCACACCTCCTGACGGGATATTGACAATTGCCAAATCCTTGCCAGTAATAGGAACCATATGAGAAACACTCACATAGCCCTTAAAGGTAGAATTGAGATTCTCGGGGTTGGACTTAGTAATCAAAGCTTTCATATCTTTTCTATTTTCAAAAAGATGTAAAGGCATCAAATACAAGGTTCCTCCCAAGGCGAGGATATCACAAGTCTGAATAAAACCGTTCTCCACAAATTGCCCATGAAACAAATTCTTTGAAATTTTCTTAACGATTTGATCATGGGTCATAGTGGCGCAACGATCTTCAACATGTAACTCCTCAACAAGGGGATTTGCCCAAGGATTGATCTCAGCATCACGCTTTGCGATCTCATCTACATTGGATGGAGCCAGTGCAGACTGAGATAACATTTGTACTGTTCTATAAGAAGAAATCATATTATAAATGATCTTTCCGACAAAACAGACAGAAAAGAATTGAACGGCCTTTGACTTGCGCAAGGAGGTAAATAATTCACGAGTAATATCTCGACGATTTGCCAACCTAGCACACATATTGTCCTTCCATTTCGCTAACATAACTACATAGCAAAACAAATGGGCAACAAGTAACACAATTACCATAGTGCAACTTTCAACATGCATAGAAAGAGAAAGGAACAGAGAAAGGAAAAACATAATTCCTAAATCTCTCCTAATCTTACTCTCATACACGCGAAGGTCACTTAAATGGTAATACATGTAAAGCCATTGCACTGAACGCAACGCCATAGCACAAGAAGGTACACAAGATGCCAAATACATTCGCCAACCAGACATAAAATCAAACTGGTCACGAATATACTCAAAGGACAAATCACACATCGCTTGTTTCTCAAAATCCTCAGTGCACTCACACAAATCTTGTGCAAGATTACATTTTGGACAATAATTTCGCGAGGCAACAAGTCCCTCTCCCTTTGCAACAATTTGGCGCTGTATATCAAAGTGCAATTTACACTCCGATGTACAGTACCTAAGCAATTCATTGATACCAACAGGTTTATCACCTCCAGCCTTATAGGGCTTGAGGCAATCAGTACCTGGCTCATGTGGGATCCTAATATAAAGATCCCAAATATCACTCACCAAAGATTCAGTCGAAAATTTACGCATAACTTTGCGTGAATCCAATCGACCATCCTCCGTGGCGAATTCCTGTTTCACCTTTACCTCAACATGGACGTCTGCACGACGCACAATAGAGAAAGGGTGAATCGAGCCAAGACGTGCATGTTGATTGAGAGTAGCATTACTCGTGATCAACAAAACCTTTGGTCTCACTTCGATTTTCCCTTTTTCATGTAAATCCGCCTTATTAGCATATGTGATCATATTGTTATTAATATCAATCAAACGCTCAGTAGGTGATTTTTCAAGAAAATCGGCTTTGGTATTACCCATATCATCAAGGAAGATACCTTCAGTATCTCCCTTCAAGGCAGAATCAAACTTATCAGATTCTTTGATGATAGCAGTATGCTTTGGGTCTGGGTTAGCTCCAGCAGCCTTAAGACAATCTGCCATCAAAACAGAAGCGACAGTTGATTTTCCAACACCAGATTCTCCATATACATAAATGGAAAAAGGAGCATAGCGCATTGAACCATCAATACGCTTGGCCTCATATGCAGCACGATTCTGTCTTAGGACAGTCAAACGTTTATCTAAGACAGTTTGTTGCCATGTACCACGTGAAGACTTGTAAGCCCTCTCGGCCAAATCAATGGCTTCATTTAACAACGAACCATATTCCAAATCCGTGATGGGACGAGTCTCACCACGAATAGCAATAGGTTTCGAATGCAAATTAAAGACCATTGCATGCTCATGAAGTTCCATCAACGGAAAATATAATTCATCCAACAATTTGCTTTCTTCTGTAGAAAACAAAAGTGGACGAAATGAACGTTGACGAAAACATTCATAGCCACCTTCAATGAAGGCAATGATAGTATCCATGACAGCACTGCAAAAATCTGCAGCACTAGCATGTTTTTGAAGTGTTCCAACACGGAACACATCAACACCACCAACAGACCACTTTAGATTTGTAACACTACACAAACCCAAAGAGGCAGCCAAAGTGATGACATTGGAGACTTTTTCGAACACAGGTGCGTTTCGAACAGCTTCCCAATTATCTTTCATTTTAGGCAAAAGATTCAACCAAGACTCAGCATCACCGAGTCCTGATTGAGGTTCAAAAACATTATATCCAAAGAGTTTCTTCAACCAATCAACAGTTGAAGCACTCTTCAAAAGATTCTCTGTAATTGAACCATTAGTCAAAGCACGAATTCCTAAAACCAACTGTGCAGCCACTTCTGACGAAGAGCCACATTTGGGTAAAGAAATAGATAGTGCACCTAAAACTTCCAAAATTTGCAATAAAGCAGAAATTGGTTTGTCAGGTTTGAATTGACTAAAGGTCGACGTAGCGTAAGAAATAAGACATTGTGGATAATATTCCACCATAGAATGTTTCTCATACTTCGAAGACGGAGAAATAAGTCCATTGCGAGGTTTGGGAAGATGCTTAGGAACATCTTTTCCATCGCGACGCAAATTCTTTACCTTCTCCTGACGTTTGCTACGACGTCCTTGTTGAAACTTAGAACGAGCAGCGGTTTTGGGGTCATAGACCTCAGATTGTAATGAGTAATTTCCCCCTTGGGGTACAACACCCTCATTATTATTAGTGTTGTTGTTTTGACACACGAGAGAAGTTCCATAGCTTGACATTTTTCATAAAAATAAAAACGACAAGCTCAATGGAACCAATTCGCAGAAACCTGCAAAATGGTTAGACCATTAAGCTTCGACACAAAAGCTTTCATCACACAAAGTGCGACTTAATCACAAGGGTCATCGAGAATTATTCACCGCAGGCGGGGTGGGTCTCTCACCTTACCGGTTAGTATAGCTTAAGCCTTATGCTTGTCAAAAGACATGAGTTCATTACGCTCACATAAGGTATACACTACACGCCGACTAATGAGTCTTGTCTAGGGTAGGCCCCTCCCTCGAAAGGGGTTGCCACGGGATCGTTTAAGATGTTTGTAAACGTCCA